CAGCACCAATACCTGAGGAAACTAGTCATCTGTATGCATACTGTGGTGCAGTTGCTTACCAAGCTGACAAGAATATTGACAACCTTATCAAGTACTGTCGAAGACTATCTAGCGACACAGTAGGTAAGGCTGAGTTCTCTATCTTGACAGTCAAGCTAGCAGTTAACAAGTTCGGTACTAAGCTACAAGGTCAAGAGTTTTCCAAGTGGTGTGTCGAGAACGCTCAGTATCTAAACTGATGGGATATCGTAGCGAAGTGCTATGTGCTGTAGGGTTTCCCACTAGGGATAAGCTTGTGCAATACATGACACTACATAGACTGAAAGACTATCCATCTGATACTAGGATACTGCTAGATGAGTTCATATCTAAGGCTAAGATTATTGAGGGCGATGGTCATGCTGTTGCATTCCACCAATATGATTCTATCAAGTGGTATACAAACTATGAAGACATACAGATTATATCGAAGTTCATAACAGGTGTATGTGAACATGATAACCAAGCTGTAGGTAAGATAGCAAGAATAGGTGAGGAACAAGGCGATATTGAAAATGATACATATGACCAAGTACCAAGTAATGGTAGTCATGATGTGTATGATGCTTTGGATAGTCTATTTTACCCTGTGTCGTATGTGTGTATAGACATACCAGAGGGTGAGTTACAACAACTAAAAACTATAGGAGAGTTAAATGAAACTAAGTGATAAGGCATTGTTAGTACAACTTAATGTATCACAGTGGACAGCTCGTAAGCTAGACAAGAAAGCTACAGACCTTGTAGCCCAAGCTAGTAATACAGGCAACCATGCTGGTCGGTACAATAAGTCATTACTACCAATGAATGAATACCTAGACAATGTGCATAAGAAAACCACATTGATTAGGAAAGAGTATTACCACAATACACTACCTTGGGGTATTGATGGGACAATGATACTACCAACTGATAACTATCTAGACTTCATGGCGAAGTTCAGACAGTACAAATCAGAGTGGGAAACGTTAGTAGATAGTTTTCTAGTAGCGTACCCACAGTTGCAGTTGAATGCACAAAGATATCTAGGTGATTTATATAACCCCAATGACTATCCAAGTGCAGATGTATTGAGGCGTAAGTTCACTATGGACATGACTGTTCTACCTGTACCCTCTAATGACTTTAGAGTTGGTATTGATGAGCAAGAGCTTGCTGACATACAGCAACAAGTTGAGGCAAGAGTTCAGCAGTCTACCAAAGTTGCTATGCAAGAGGCATGGCAAAGACTATACGACAAGGTAAAGAGTATGGCTGAGAGATTGTCGGATACTAAGGCAGTCTTTAGAGATACGTTAGTAACCAACATACAAGATGTGTGTGATGTATTGAAAAGACTAAACGTAACAGGTGATGAAGACCTAGAGAACATGAGGCTCATGGTTGAAGACACCTTAGCAAACAACAACCCTGAAAGTCTAAGACTAGACCTTGACTTGAGAAAGAAAAAGTCTAGTGAGGCTAAGGATATATTAGACAGAATGGGTGCATTTATGGGACAACAATAATGATTGATGAAATAACACAAAAACGACTAGAGAAGAAACTTAAGAAAGCTAAGGCTCAGTTGATACTAGACTATCCATTCATTGGGAACATTGCGTTCACCCTTGAGACTATGTGGGATACTAGTATACCAACAGCTTGTACTGATGGCGAAGTGATTAAGTTTAATCCTCAGTTTGTAGATGACATGAGTGATGATGAGTTTAAGTTCTTACTTGCTCATGAATGTATGCACCCTATGTTAGAACATTGCTTTCGTAGGGGTAATAAAGATCCATATAGATGGAATCAAGCAGGCGACTATGTCATTAACCAAATACTAATTGATGATAGTGTAGGTAAAATGCCTAGCTGTGGTGGTCTGTATGACAGAAAGCTACATGATGAGGGTGGTGGTACTACTGAGGGTATATACAACCTACTACCTGAGACACCTGAAGATGAACAAGGTATGGGTGGCGAGGGTAAGCCACTAGATAATTGTATGGACAGTAGTGGTACTGAGTCAGACAAGAATAGACAGCAAGCTAAGTGGAAAGTTAGAGTGGCTCAGTCAGCTCAATCAGCTAAGATGATGGGCAAGATGTCAGCCGGACTTGAACGACTAGTAGATGACATGCTTAAACCTAGAGTGGATTGGCGTGATGTCTTACACAGATTTGTTGTCAAGGCTAGGACTGATGATAGAACATTCTCTAGAGCTAACAGAAGATTCTTACCACAAGGATTGTACTTACCGAGTGTATCAGGTGAGGCTATGGGTGAGCTAGTGTTTGCAGTGGATTGCTCAGGCTCTATTGGTCAAGATGAGATAAACCAATTCGCTAGTGAGATTACTACTGTATGGCAAGACCAATGCCCAACAAGTATTCATGTGATATATTTTGATAGTGATGTATGTCACTATGACAAGTTCGAGAGAGGAAATGATGAGCCTGTTATCAAGCCACATGGTGGTGGTGGTACAGCATTCAGCCCTGTCTTTAACTTCATGAGTAAGAATGGTATCGAGCCTGTCGCTTGTATATTTCTTACTGACCTCTACTGTGATGACTTTGGCACAGAGCCACAATGTCCTGTGCTATGGGTATCTACTGAGAGAAATAATACGAGTGTGCCTTTTGGCGAGGTAGTCAAAATGCATGATGAAAAATAACTATAACCAAGGAGTAAATAATGGCTACAGTTAGAATGAGTGGTGTCCTCAAACAAGACATCTTACGAAACTTATCACAATCCTATGAGCATAGACTTACAGATTGGGATACTAATAATCCAAGACCTGAAGATTGGGGTAGTAGAATATACGATACCCTAGTGCCACAAGACTTGAAAGATAAACTAAAAGCAATACCTAATGGTTGGCTTGAGACAACGAAGACAATTAAGCTTAATGGATTTAAAGATGTTGCTGATGATAGCTTACTTAACTTACCTAGAGAGCTTACAAGTAGTTGCTATAGTGATGAGCCTTATTACATAGGGCGAACTCTTAGTGCGTATCCTCTTGAGTGGGAGTTACCTAAAAAAGTACCTGTACCTGTAAATAAAAATGAAAGTGTACTCTCATATGAACGACTAATTAGTACTGATGACAGTAGGTTTGAGTGGCTTAGAGTTGAGTACGCTAAGTGGATTCAACCACTACAAGAGTTACTAGCTGAGAGGAGAAAGATGATAGACAATGTGCAAGCGTTACTTGATTCCCATAAGACACTAGCCCCAATGCTTAAGAAGTGGGATGGGTTATGGGGACTTCTACCTGAAGAGGTTAAAGACAGACACAAACAAGTTGTGGAGAGAAATGTTAGCCCTACTGAAGACAAGACTGATGGTATTGACTTCAATGAAGTTACATCTCATCTAACAATGAACAAACTAATGGAGAAATAATATGGGTATATATCATGATACTATTTATGACCATAACAAAGGTGAGTTATCTCATAAGTATGATAGTCCTGATGACTACTACAAAAATAATACATGCAGATATCACAGCATGAGTTGGGATAGTCTAAACGATATAATGAATACATGTAGGAACAAGGCTAAGGGTAAGCCTATTAGTTCATGGGGTAGACTTAAACAAGATAGTACTAATGGTGATATCTACTTATGTGATGATTGGGACGTAAATGGTAGGTATTGGACTGTATCTAAAGACAATATAGTTACATTCCACATGGACTCTAGCAATACAGGTGGACAGACTGTTGTATCATCAATGCCAAATTGGTTTCCTGTAGGACTTAGCAGGCGAGGTACAGGTGATTACAGAGTGGTATTTGGTTGGGACTATTACAAACATGTAAAAGATTTTACAGACAAGTCAGATAAAATTGAGTGGACTAAGAGATATAAGCTAACAGATGGTGAACAAAAGTTCTTTTCTAATTCACCATATGTATTTGATGGGTTGCAATATGATCTAAATAATCATTGCTTTATTAATGCTAAATCTATGGAGAAATCTGTAGAGTATCCTGAAAAACGAAAACAGTGGAGATCATTACTAACTAAACATAAACGAGTACTGAAATCTATGATTAGTATTGGTATGTTTAAAAAACTCGAAGAAGACCTAGCTAAACTACCAAATGAAGTTACAAGTACATACAGGTGGTATAGTCTACCTTGGAACAGAGTTGATTTCGTAGAATATGTACTATCACACATGGCAAAAGATGAGTTACCCGAAGTGCTACTTAGAATGTATGCGTTTCATTTCTCAACTAAGAGTGACACAATAACTACAGGGCAAGTAGATAGTTTCTTTTCTGAGTATGGGTTTTCATTTAAAGAATACTTGGGTGTATTCAAATCACTTGGGTACAAACACCAACACGTTGGGAGAAGATATTATGGCTTAAAAGACTTGACGAGTAACCCTAATGAGCAGTCATTAGAATCTATAATTAAATTATTTACAATATAGGAGAAATAAAATGAGTGAGAAAGATGTAGATAAAGTAAACATAGCAGTATGTGATTGTACTAATGGAGAGGTAACTCTCTATTGGAAAGTGCAATTAGTACTAGGTACAGAGGAAGAGTGGATAGCTGAAAGACACAACATAAGTAATTGTTCTTGGGCTACATTTAAATCAGTTAGAGAGGTAATACTATGAGTAAAGATGTAAAACTAAAAGACTTAGATAAAGCTAAGATACTTCAGATATGTATGGGTAGGAGACTATTAATTGATAAGGTTAAAGTATGGCTGAGGTCTGAGATATCAGACAATCAAGATGTAGTTGACGCTAAGGATAACAACGAGGAAGAAGTAACTAGTGATGGTACTGATGATATTATCTATGGCAGACATGAATGTGCAACGTGTTTGTATGAACAGATATTAGAATGGGAGAAGAAGATATGACAATAGTTGTATGGGATGGTGAAACACTAGCTACTGATATGCAAGCTAATGATGGCATGCAGAAGTGGAAGTCAGAGAAAGCTTGGTATATAGGTAAAGACTTTGATGAAGTTCAGATTGTATCTGGTGTTGGTATACTACAAGATATAATAAGACTTCGTGAATGGTATAAGGAGGGGAGTTCCGAAGACAAATTTCCTATAGCATTTGGATCTCATAGAGTTACACCCACAGCAAAACTTATTGTGGTGACTAAGCCTGAGGGTTTGTTGCTATACGATGGTATACCACACCCAATTGAATATGGATTTAAACCATGTGCATTTGGAGAGGGTAAAGATTTTGCTCTAGGTGCGTTATCCATGGGTGCTACATCTGTTCAGGCAGTTAACGTAGCTAATGAACATTCTTTACATTGTGGTAAAGGTGTTACAGAATTGACTTTAAAAGTTAAAAAGCATTAGGAGGGTAAACAATGCCAAAATATAAAACAACAGGTTGGGTTAAAGTTAGAGATAAACTTTCTTGTTCAGCAGATGAATTGATAGAAAGTATTATGGAGGCTACATCTGACATGGGTATATCAATATATAATGATGAGGATAAAGCAGAACAAGATGGTGTAGACTTACACATAGTTATAGATAGGGAGGAGTAAATGAATATAAAAAGTAATGATATGGTCGCAAAACCACAGCACTATGCAAGGTATAAGATTGAGCCAATAACATTTATTGTTGAGAACGAGATACCTTATTGTGAATCAAACGTAATCAAGTATGTCTGTAGGTGGCAACACAAACACCCTACAAAACAAGGACAGATTGAAGACTTAAAAAAGGCTAGACAGTATTTAGATATACTAATTAAGAAAGCAGAACAGGGGTAACATGGATATAGCAACGATTGATTTTGAAACCTATTACGATAGGGACTACTCTCTATCTAAAATGACTACTGAATCTTACATCAGAGACAAAAGGTTTCAGGTCATAGGCGTAGCAGTCAAGATAAACAATGGTAAGACCGAATGGTATAGTGGAGATGATGTCGGTAAATTTCTTCACGCACTCATACTATCAGACAAATACCTACTAGCACACCATTCGGCTTTCGATGGTGCTATCTTATCATGGCACTATAATATAAAGCCTAAGTTTTGGTTTGACACTATGTCTATGGCTAGACCATTACATAACATGACAATAGGTTGTTCGTTGAATGCACTATCATCTTGTTACAAGCTAGGACAAAAAGGAACTGAGGTCATTAATGCATTAGGAAAAAGATTAGAGGACTTTACTTCAGAAGAACTAAAGCAGTATGCAAACTACTGTATTAATGATGTTGAGCTTACATATAAATTGTTTAAGGTTTTAGTTAAGGGATATCCGCAATCAGAACTCAAGGTTATAGACCAAACAATTAGAATGTATACCGAGCCTGAGATTGAATTAGATGTTGACTTACTTGGTGATCACCTAACAACTATAAAGACAAACAAACAGAAACTTGTTGACACGCTAGCGACTAAGTCTTCTGGATCTGATGTGAAGAAAGTACTCATGTCAAACGTTATGTTTGCTGAACTTTTGAGGAAGGTCGGAGTCGAGCCACCGACAAAAGTATCTATAAGAACAGGCGAGCCGACTTTCGCTTTTGCCAAAACCGATAAAGAATTTACAAAGCTTGCTGAACACCCCAAGCAAATCGTACAACAACTTGTATCAGCGAGGTTAGGTGTTAAGTCTACTATAGAAGAGACACGAACAGAGAACTTAATAAAGGTTAGTGGGAGAGGTAAGTTACCAATCATGCTTAATTATTATGGAGCACACACAGGTCGATTTAGTGGTGGAGATAAGATGAATCTACAGAACTTACCTAGAAATGGAGTGTTGAGAAAATCATTGACAGTACCACAGGGCAAGATGTTGGTGGCTTGTGATTCGTCACAGATTGAGGCTCGTGTTGTTGCATATATAAGTGGGCAGAAAGATTTAGTCGAGGCTTTCAGGCAAGGCAGAGATGTATATAGTGAATTTGCTAGTGAAGTTTATGGTAGAAAGATTACCAAACAGGACAAGCTAGAACGATTTGTAGGTAAAACATGCATACTAGGACTAGGATATGGTATGGGTGCAGAGAAATTTAAGAACACCTTATCATTAGGACAAGGTGGTATGTCAGTAGACATTGACATTAATGAGGCAAAAAGAATTGTTAACTTATATAGACAGAAAAACCACAAGATAGTTTCCTTTTGGGGTGTATGTGATTATGCACTGAGAGGAATGCTACACAACAGGGAAGACTCTATATTAGATAACATGTTGGCGTATGATTCCAAAGGGATTGTACTACCAAATGGACTTCGTATCAGATACCCTATGCTACGAAGAACTAGAGATGGGTTTGAGTACATATCTAATGCAAGAACTTATAGGAAGTTAAAGACTACAGGTAAGATTGAGGATAAGGAATGGACTAAAATCTATGGAGGGAAAGTAACAGAGAACATCGTGCAAGCTCTTGCAAGAATAGTTATATCAGAACAAATGATAGAACTTAGTAAGCATTACAAAGTTTTATTCCAAGTACATGATGAACTAATCTTAATCACAGATGCAAAAAAAGTGTCTGAGGCACGAGAACACGTTGAGACAATCATGTCAATGCCACCATGCTGGGGTAGGGATTTACCTGTAGCTTGTGAAAGTGGGGTTGGCTATAACTATGGAGAATGTAAATGACAGACATAATAGGAACAGATGGAAAAGAAATTAAATCTGAAAGTAAAATGAAGAAAGATAAAGTACTTAAAGTACTTGAGGAAACACTACTAGTTGCGAAAGAAAGTAAGGAAGTTGAACAAGTATTCGTACTAGTAAAAATAAAAGGTGTCTATGTAAGACACTCTACACAGATAGATGACGTACCTAGTGAACTAGGTAGAATAGATATGCTTAAAAATGATATACTAACTAGAGCAAACTCGAGGGCTCAAAGTGAATGACAAAAGAATTAACTCATAGCTATTCATCGATCAAGATGTACGAGCAGTGCCCAAAGAGGTACATGCACCAACGTATAAATAAAGATGTTGTAGATAAAGGTAGTGACGCTACTATCTATGGAGAGAGAGTACATAAGCAGTTGGAAGACAGGCTAAGTATCGGTACCCCACTACCTAAAGAGTCAATTAAACATGAACAAGTTTGCACAACAATCGAATCACTTACCAAAAAGGCAGACCTTTACCTAGAGCAGAAGCTGTGCTTGAATGCTAATCTTACACCAACAGGTTGGTACGAGAGTGACGCATGGCTGAGATCCATACTTGATGTGTTAATCATAAAAGATAACAAGGCTATCGTAATGGATTGGAAGACAGGTAAAAGAAACCCTGACTTTAC